GCTGCCAACATCCTCAACCGCGCTTTCAACGGCGCCTATGCGGGTGGTGACGGTAAGGCACTGGTTGCAACTGATCATCCGATCATCAACGGAACCTTCTCGAACCAGCTCTCGACCGCCGCCGCGCTGTCGCAGACCTCGCTTGAGCAGATTCTCATCCAGATTCGCAATGCTGTGGACAACAACGGCAAGCGTATCCGTTTGAACCCGACGAAGCTCGTCGTTTCGCCTTCGAACGTCTTCCAAGCGGAAGTCCTTCTGAAGTCGGTACTGCGCGCTGGCACGGGTAACAACGATATCAACCCAGTGAAGAGCATGGGTCTCCTCGACGGCGGTCAGGCTAACCTGTCGCGTCTGACCTCGACCACCGCTTGGTGGGTTGAGACGGATGCTCCAGAAGGTCTGAAGCTGATGATGCGCCGTCCGCTCGAAAAGAGCATGGAAGGCGACTTCGAAACAGACTCGATGCGCTTCAAGTCAACCGAGCGTTATGACCTCGGCTGGACTGATCCGCGCGGTGTGTTCGGCACACCGGGCGTCTAAAAAACGCAGACAGGGGGGTGGCGAAAGCCACCCCTTTGTTGCATTATGGCTCAATTACAACCGGTCAAGCTTTTCAAGGAGAAGACCACATGACACAGTTCTCAGACGATCTCTGGCTTGGTGCCGCTCTCGGCCCGCAGCTCAATTCCTACGCTGGCCCCGGCGCTGTTTATTCTGGCGTTGGCCCGCTCGCCCGCACCTACATCTTCGACGCCGTTCCTGTTGCTAAGTCTGCCACCGCTGTCTGCGCGGCTCAGGCTGTTGCAGCTGCTGGCAATGCGACGATCAACGGCGCTTCGGCATCTGGTGGCGTTGCTACCTTCGACTATGCGCGCGCTGTCAATGTTGACAGCTCTGGCGCTGGCGACACGACCCAGACTGTGACCGTCACTGGCACGGACTATTGGGGTCAGGCCCAGACTGAAACCATCTCGCTTAACGGCACGACCGCTGTTGCTGGTGAGAAGGCTTTCAAGACCATCACGCAGGTTGCTGTTTCGGCAGCTCTGGCTGGCAACCTCACGGTTGGCAACGAAGACATCTTCGGCCTGCCCTATCGTGTGACGGACGCTGGCTATCTCTTCCGCGTGGGTTGGGCTGGCGCTCTTGCTGAAGATGCTGGCACGTTCGTGGCTGCTGACACTGCAACCGCAACAGCAACGACTGGTGACGTGCGCGGCACCTATGCTCCGTCTTCGGCTGCAAACGGCACTCGTCGCCTTGTGATCGGCATTGCTCTCACTGGCTCGCAGGCTGGCCCGAACGCCACGCAGACGGCTGCTGTTGGCGTTGTCCCCGCCTAATGAAACAGGGGGGCTTCATGCCCCCCAACTTCTCTTTAGGAGGGCCAAATGGTCGATACAGTTGCGACACAGACGCTGCTTGATGGCGAGCGGCTGGTTATTCAGAAATTCACGAACCTGTCTGACGGCACTGGTGAAGTCGCCGTCAATAAGGTGATCGTGGCCAACCTCGCGCCGAATGCTTTCGGCGTGGCCTGCACGGGTGTCAAGATCAACAAAATCTGGGCCACCACACATGGTTTGGAAGTGCGCATTTTATGGGATGCGACGACTGACTTGTTCGCGTGGGGAATCCCACAGAACACGAACTATTTCATGGACTTCTCTGAGTTTGGCGGTCTTACGAACAACGCTGCCCCGACAATAACCGGGAACATCGCGTTCAGCACCGCAGACGCTTCGTCTGGCGATTTCTACTCGATTGTCCTCGAGTGCATCAAAACTTACGGGTGACCCATGGGGCGCTGGTGCATGGCAAAAGGCGGCAGCACACCTGTTTATAAAACAGGCGGTGCATGGACGCGCGCTGAAGGGAAAAACCCCGAAGGCGGATTGAACGAAAAGGGACGTGCGTCTCTTCGCGCTCAAGGCCATGACATCAAGCGCCCAGTTTCCGCTAAAGAAGCGAAGAGCAGCCCGAAAGCTGCTTCTCGCCGTGAGTCATTCTGTAGCCGCATGAAAGGCATGAAGGCGAAACTGACTTCTGCCGAAACAGCACGCGATCCAAATTCCCGCATCAACAAATCTTTGAGGAAGTGGGACTGCTGATGAAATATTCGTTTGCTAAAGGCGGAAAGATCAAACCCTTCTGGGAGAAATCCTTCAAGGGCGAAAGCACGCCGCTGACATCAAAAGAAAAATCACAGGCCAAAGCCCGCGCGAAAGCAGCTGGTCGGCCTTATCCAAATCTCGTCGATAATGCAGCGGTCGCACGCCGCAAGGAGAAGTGACATGGCCATTCGCTATGTGAAAGATTTCGAATTCCCGAGCGCGGCTGGTTACACCAAGAGCGCACCGAGCAAGGTCACTGGACAGATGTTTGCTAAGGGCGGCCAAGCTAAGGCGCCCAAAGGCGTCATGGTCGTGATCGGCGTTGGCAAGCCTGCAAAGGCTCCGCTGCGTAAATCAGAAGGCAGCAAGCAGTCTGAGTTCAGCAAAAGCGGTTATGATCATGAGGCTTTGCAGTCCATGATGAACGACATCGCTGCTGCTGATGAAGCTGAGCGCATTATGCGCAAGCCCACGCCTACGCCGAAGACAACAGCTCCGAAGGCTAAGAAGCCAGAGAAGACATCGCCCTACATCCCCGGCACGAACATCAAGCCTGATCTTGATTACATGCGCAAACTGGAAGGAAACCAGAGCGCTGGTGAGGCACCGTCAGGAGAAGCTGCTAAAACTTCTGAGTATAAGAAGGGTGGCGCTAATTGGATTAAGGGCGCAATCAAGAAGCCCGGCGCTTTGCATAAAGCTTTGAAGGTGCCGGAAGGCGAAAAGATTCCGATGGCCAAGATCAAGAAGGCCGAGAAGAGCGACAACCCAAAGCTCGCCAAGCGCGCACAGCTCGCTGAGACGCTCCGTGGCATGAACAAGGCTAAAGGCGGATATGCTGAAGGCGGCCCGAAAGACCCGAAGCAGGAAGAAGATGCTCGCAAGGAACAGGGCCGTGGCGTAAAGCGCCTGCTCGGTGAACTCCCGCGCGCGAAGGGCGGCATGGCTGAGCACCCAGACGAAGCCATGGATCGCAAGCTCATCAAGAGCATGGTGAAGCCATCTGTGCTGAAGAAGGCCAAGGGTGGCGCCTGCTACGCTGAAGGCGGACTTCGTCAAAGTGAACGCACATTGGCTGAACGTGCAAAGCGCGATTACATGAATGCCAATGAAGCAGAACAAGAGTTTTTGTCAAAGAATGACATCCGCCATCCTTATGATGAGCGGCGTTCGACTGCGGCGGCTCTTGGCAAAGCAGCTATGCAGGCTAAAAAAGCTTACAATCAAACTCGCGAAGAAACTGGTTATAAGAACGGCGGCATGGCTCAGAAGGTCCAGATGGCAAAGTCGAATGCCATTGCTGCCTCGATGAAGGGCCAGAAGAAAACACCGTATGCGGTGGGTGGCCCTGCAATGGCTAAAAACGCTGCACGCCCCACTGGATTGGGTCCCGTGCAGTTGGAGCCGCCTCGTCGCGCTCCTGCGCCCATGATGCCTGAGCGCGCTCCTCCGCGTCCTGCTCCTGCTGTAATGGCTCCTCCGCGTCCTGAGCCGGTTATGGCTCCGCCGCGTCCTGAGCCAGCACCACCTGTTCCAATGATGGGCGGGCGTGGCAAGGCTCTTCCTCCTGCGCCAGCAGGCGTTATGCGCCGAGCAGAAGGTGGCATGGCTTCTGTCAAGTCGCCTCTCCAGCGTATGGCATTGTCTGCTAAGTCAGTGCCTGTTGCGCCGCGCGCCCCAATGATTTCTTCTCCCTCCATGGGGCAGAAGGGCGTTGGCGTGAATGCTAAGCGTCCCGGCGGTCCTGATGTCGGCAAGCTGCGTTCAATGATGGCAAAGGCTGCTTCGCAGGCTAAACCAGAAAACGCTCCGTCGATGATGAAAAAGGGCGGAAAGGTTAAGTAATGACCGTCTCTGGCACCGTCTCCACCACAGTCTTCAAAACGCGAAAGGTGATTGATCACGCCTATCGCCGTTGTCGAATTCTGCCTCAAAGCATCTCGTCAGAGATGCTGGAGACGGCGCGGGACAACCTTTACCTTCAGCTCTCGTCTCTCGGCAGTCAGGGTGTCCCGCTCTGGTGCATCGAGAAGGAAATTCTGCCGCTCTATGTGGGCCAAGCAGTGATCACGCCTTCTCGCGGCACCATGGACATTCTGAATGCCAACTTCCGCTGGATGTACCGCCAGAACGGCCCTGTGCAATACAGCGCACCGGGCGGCATTCCGCAGTATGCATTCGATGGCGATCTCACAACGTCTTGCGCTCAGACGGGCCCAGACGGCAACATCGAGATCGCCTACATCGGCGCTGATCCAATCAACGATCCGCAGTCGCAAGTGCAGGTCACGACTGTTGGCGTGATGATGGCGACCACGGGTTCGTTCGACATTGTGTTCGAATGGTCCAACGATGGCGCTACATGGACTGAATGCTATTCCGCTGGCCCAACCGCTTACGTTGCTGGCAAGTGGCACTGGTACGACATCGACGGCACGCAGCCTGTGAATTATTTCCGCATGCGTGAGACGGGCGGCAATACGTTGAACGTCATCGAGTTCTATGCGGGAAATAACCCCACGGAAATCCCACTTGCTCGCATGAACCGCGACGATTGGACGAACCTGCCGAACAAGACGTTCCAAGGCAAGCCACTCCAGTACTGGTTTGACCGTTCGCGTGATTACCCGACCATGAACATTTGGCCGGTCACGGACCCGACAAACATGTTCGGCCAGTTCGTGATCTGGAAGCAGCGCTACATCATGGATGTTGGCACGCTCACCGAAGAGCTGGACATCCCGCAGCGCTGGTATGAAGCTGTTGTCTGGCAGCTCTCATGGCGCCTTGCTATGGAAATGCCAGAGTTTGACATGAACCTTCTCGGCATGATCAAAGGCACCGCAGATGAGGCGCTGAAGGTTGCGCAGGACGAAGAGCGCGACAACAGCCCGATCTATTTTGCTCCTAACATCAGCCCGTACACACGATGAGCATCTTCCTCGACCCTCGCGGCAAATCAACCTTTGGCATCGGCATCTGTGCTCGGTGCTCAAGGAAGATGTCGCTTGAGGATTTGGAATCAGACCCGAACTACCCCGGTCTGTATGTCTGTCAGGAAGACAAGGATCAGTTCGATCCCTACCGTCTGGCAGCTCGTCAGCCAGAACGCATCAACTTGTTTCATCCGCGCCCAGACACTAATATCGCGCTCAACATGTACGGCACGATTTCACAGGATGATGACCTGTTCATCATTGGTGATGAGGGCGATGGATATCTGGTGCCATGACGAATAACCCGCGCGTCCCTACGAACCTTACACCCACCAAGATCACCCAGCTCCCGCTGGCTGACGCGACGCAGCCGACCGATTCCACGATCATCGTGCAGAACGGCATCACCAAGCGCGCCCTGTTTGGTCAGTTTGAGCAATACATCGGCCCGACAGGCCCTACGGGGCCTACAGGCCCCATGGGGGATCAAGGGCTAATTGGCCCCACGGGCGCCACAGGACCAACGGGGCCTACAGGGCCTACAGGTGATCAAGGCATTCAAGGTGTTACGGGCCCGACAGGGCCTACAGGCCCCACTGGGCCCACGGGACCTACGGGGCCCACAGGTGCTGATTCAACCGTGCCGGGGCCTACAGGTCCGACTGGCCCCACTGGGCCTACGGGCGACCAAGGCATTCAAGGCGTTACTGGTCCTACAGGCCCTACGGGCCCTACAGGGCCTACAGGCGCTGATTCAATCGTGCCCGGCCCTACGGGACCAACCGGACCTACAGGGCCTACAGGGCCTACAGGGCCTACTGGGGATCAGGGCATTCAAGGCGTCACCGGGCCTACGGGACCGACAGGACCTACTGGGCCTACAGGGCCGCAGGGCATCCAAGGCGTTGTCGGTCCTACGGGGCCTACAGGGCCCACGGGCCCCACGGGCAACACTGGCGAAGTTGGCCCAACAGGGCCTACGGGACCGCAGGGCATTGTCGGCCCTACTGGACCTACCGGACCCACCGGCGTTCAAGGCGTGGAAGGCCCTACAGGGCCTACAGGGCCTACGGGGCCCACCGGACCCACAGGGCCTACAGGTGCGACAGGCGCAACGGGCGCTGGCGGGGCTTTGGGCTATTGGGGCTCGTTCTGGGATACGACAGATCAGGTCGCTGCTGCGGCCAACACCGCCTATTCTGTTGGTTTGAATAGCGCCGACCCCGACAATAATGGGATCAGCGTTGCTTCTGGCACCCGCGTCACCTTTGCATATGCTGGCGTCTACAGTCTGACGTTCTCCATTCAGTTTGTGAATGAAGACACGCAAATTCATGACGTGAACGTCTGGCTGCGCAAGAACGACAGCGGCAGCACGGGTGACGTTCCAGACAGCGACACGCGCCTGAGCATTCAACAGCGTCATGGCGGCGTTGATGGCTATGGCCTGATGACCGTCAACTTCATGTTGAAGTTGGCCGCTGGCGATTACATCGAGATGATCTGGGCTGCGACCGACACGCATGTGTCGATCCAGACCGTTCCTGCTGGCACGGCACCTGTGTCTCCTGTTATTCCGGGCGTGATCTTCACTGCACAGCAAGTGATGTACACCCAGCTCGGCCCGACTGGCCCCACCGGCATTGCGGGCCCGACTGGACCCACGGGACCTACCGGCCCGCAGGGCACGTCATCCAATCTGTTCTTGTATCGCGCCAACACGGCTGCGACGAGCGGCTACCCCGGCGATGGCGACATCCTGTGGAACAATGCCACGCAGACTAGCTCGACATCCATCAACGTCAGCCATCTGACCGACAACAATGTTGATGTTGATATCTTCTTGGCGTTGCTCAGCAATACCGAGCAGTTCGTTATTCAGAGCCAGACATCGAGCGGCGACAATCAGGTTTGGCAGATCAACGGCACGCCGACTGTCACCAACCCCGGCACATCGACGGCGTACTGGTCCTATCCTGTCACGCTGGTCTCATCAGCAGGCGCAGGCACGACAGGCTTTGCCAACACGGCTCCGCTGTTCTTGGCGCTCGTCAACGGCGTTTCTGGCCCAACTGGCTCCGCTGGCCCCACTGGCCCGACAGGACCGACAGGTGCGGATTCCACGGTGCCGGGCCCGACAGGCCCCACCGGCCCGACCGGCGCCCCCGGCTACATCGGCATGGATGGCCCCACAGGGCCAACCGGACCTACAGGCAATGTCGGCGCTGTCGGCCCAACTGGCCCTACAGGTGTGCAAGGTGATGTCGGCCCCACAGGCCCCACGGGCCCCACTGGGCCGCAGGGGACGCAAGGCAATGTTGGCCCGACAGGTCCGACCGGCCCGACAGGCGCGGATTCTACAGTGCCCGGTCCGACAGGTCCTACAGGTCCAACTGGCACGGGCGCCGCTGGACCGACTGGACCGACTGGCGACACAGGAACGGGCGGCCCGACTGGACCGACAGGCCCAGCTGGTTCAGCTGGAACGGGGCAGCCTACAGGCGGCGGCACCGATCAGATTTTCTATCAGAACGGCCAGACAGTCACGACGAACTACACGATCAGCACAAGCTACAACGCTGGTACGTTCGGGCCTTTGACAATCGCATCTGGCGTCACCGTGACGGTGCCATCAGGATCAACTTGGACAATTGTGTAAGGGGACCACACAATGCCGCTAAAGATTTGCGTGTATGCAATCAGTAAAAACGAAGCGCACTTTGTTGAGCGTTTCTGCACCTCTGCAAAAGATGCAGACCTCATCCTGATCGCCGACACAGGATCAACAGACGGTTTGCCAGAGGAGGCACGCAAGCATGGCGCGGTGGTTCACGACATCTGCATCACGCCTTGGCGCTTCGATCTGGCTCGAAACGCTGCTCTGGCACTTGTTCCTCGCGATTTTGATATATGCATCAGCTTGGACATAGACGAAGTTCTTGAGCCGGGCTGGCGCGAAGAGATTGAGCGCGTTTGGGTGCCCGGCACCACGCGCCTGCGCTACATGTTCGACTGGGGCTGCGGCATTCAGTTCTACTACGAAAAAATCCACGCCCGTCATGGCTACATGTGGCACCACCCGTGTCACGAGTACCCCGTTCCAGACGGGCGCATTCATGAAGTGTGGGCGCACACCGACAAGCTCATCGCAACGCATCACCCAGACCCGACGAAGTCTCGCGGCCAGTACATGGACCTGCTTGAGCTGTCGGTGAAGGAAGACCCGCAGTGCCCGCGCAATGCGTTCTATTACGCTCGCGAGTTGAGCTTCAACGCTCGTTGGCAAGAATCTATCGACGCTTGCAAGTCATACCTCGCGCTGCCGCGCGCCACATGGATGAACGAGCGCTGCTACGCTTATCGTGTCATGGGTCGATGCTACAGCGAGCTCGGGCAACCGTGGGAGGCTGAGAAGGCTTTCCAGATGGCGGCATCAGAGGCGCCCGGCACACGCGAGCCGTGGTGCGAGCTGGCCATGTTGATGTACCGCAGCCAGCGCTGGGAAGAGTGCTTTGCGTACTCCATGCGCGCGCTTCGCATTACTGACCGTGCAATGGTCTACACCTGCGACCCAGCTGTGTGGGGCCACCAAGCGCACGACCTTGCTTCCATCGCTGCGTGGCATCTGGGCCTGCGCGACATTGCAATTCAGCAGGCACAACTTGCTGTCGAACACTCACCTGATGACCTTCGCTTGCGGGCTAATTTGCGGTTCGTGATGGGGGAAGAAGAGGAAAAGGCCGCATGACAACGGCCGCCCCGTAGGGTAAATTATGATAAAGGAAGTTCCCCATGGCTAACACGTTCACCTCCTATGTCGCGAAAGACGTTGGCACCTCCGCTGCCACGCTTCTGACGGTTGCCTCGTCAACGGTTGACACCGTCCTCGGCCTGTCAATTGCGAACACAACGTCCGCTGGCATCACGGTCGATGTCTACATCACCCGCTCGGCGGTGAATTATTACATCGTCAAGGGCGCCTACATCCCCGTTGGCCAGACCTTCATCATGTCGGGCGGTGACCAGAAAATTGTTCTTGTAACCGCAGATGTTCTGAAGGTGGTCTCTTCTGCCGCAGCATCGGCAGATGCTATTGCTTCCGTCCTTGAGATGACCTGATAGGAGAGACGGATGCCATCAAGCACTGGATATCTGAGGTCAGTCCCGCAGCAGACGCAGCCAACAGGCGGCGCTGGCAACAAGGCGTTCTATGAGAACGACACGACTGTCGCTGTGGATTACACAATCACGACTGGGCAAAATGCGATGACCGCAGGCCCAGTGACGATCAACCCCGGCATTACCGTCACGGTTCCGTCCGGCAGCTACTGGAGCATTGTCTGATGCCCGTCTCAATTAAAGGTTCTGGTGGTGGCTCGGTCACCCTCGATGCGGGCGCCGCAGCCTCTACGACAACGCTGACGCTTCCGAATGTGAGCGGCACTGTTTTGCAGTCTGGCACTGCTGTGACAGCAGCGCAGGGCGGCACGGGTCTGACATCGCCGGGAACTTCCGGCAACGTGCTGACATCCAATGGGTCTGCTTGGACCTCTGCCGCTCCTGCAACTTCTGTCATCAACGTCCAGACCTTCACATCGTCCGGCACTTGGACGAAGCCAGCCTATGCTGCTGGTAGCCGTGTGCTGATTGAGGCATGGGGCGCTGGCGGTTCTGGCGGGAAAAGCACAGGCTTGGGGGCTGGCGGTGGCGGTTATAATTATCGCTGGCTTACTCTCTCTCAGATGGGTGCAACTGAAACTATCACCATTGGTGCTGGTGGCGCTGCCAAAACTACCAACGGCTCTGGAAACGCAGGCGGCACAACAACTGCTGGATCATTGGTTTCCGCTTATGGCGGCGGTGGTGGTGGTACAGGAGGCGGCGGCGCAACTGGTGGCGGCGGCGGTGGTCAACTGACAGCAGGAACAGTGGGGCAAGCCGCAGGGATAGCCCAGCCGGGTAAGCCATGGATTTTGACCGCTTATGATAGCGGCAGTGGCTTTGCTTTCTATCAAGGGGCAGGCACAGACAACGGCGGCTCCAGCGGTACTTGCGATGCCTTTTATCATGGTGGTGGTGGTGCAAATACCCAAACTGGTGTTGCTGCTGGTGTTTCAGTTTGGGGCGGCGGCGGGGGTGGCTGTTCTTCAGTAAATACCACTGGCGGGGCATCTAGGTATGGCGGCAGTGGCGGCGCTGGCGGGACAGCAGGGACTGCTGGAACTCAGCCCGGAGGCGGTGGAGGTGGTTCAACATCAGGCAACTCCGGCGCTGGTGGTGACGGTCAAGTCATCATCACTGTCTTCCCGGCGTAAGGAGCGAACATGACAACCTATGCTGTGGTCGTAACTGCGACAAACATCTGTGACAACGTGGTGGTGTGGGACGATGCTTTTGGCCCGTGGACACCGCCTGCTGACCATTACACTGTTGACATTGACGGGTTGGAAGTTGGCATCGGCTTCTACTACAACCCTGCCACGCAAGTGTGGACGGCTCCTCCGTCTGTCATCGCATCCTTCTCTCCTGCGCCGATCTTCCTGTCGCAATCAACCGTGCTGACTTGGACATCTGAGAACGCAACAAGCGTGACGGTGAATGGTGCTTCGGCTGATCTGAATGGATCGCAGAGTTTCACGCCTGACAAGATTGGCAAGTTCTCTGTGACTGTTGTTGCCACTGGCTTGGCTGGATCGGCCTCAACGACAGCCACTGTGACCGTTGTCGCCACTCAATCGGAATTGGTGATCTAACATGTCAACGCTCAAGACAATCAACGTCATCCACCCATCTGGAACGACGAATAACATCGTGACCGATTCCAGTGGCAACGTGGCGGTTGGCAACAACCTCACTGTCACAGGTACAGCTACCATTGGCGGCACATCTGTTGTTGCTGTTGCGCCCGGTACGTCTGGCAATGTTCTGACATCAAATGGCACTGCTTGGACAAGCGCGGCTGCTGCGGCTTCCGGCTTCTCCAACATGCAAGTGTTCACAAGCACTGGCACGTTCACCGTTCCTGCTGGCATCACGAAGGTGAAGGTTACGGTTGTTGGCGGTGGCGGCGGCGGCGGTGGTGGAAACTGGTCCAGCGGCGCTGGCGGTGGCGGCACAGCTATTAAAACTATTTCTGGACTAACACCCGGCGGCACCGTTGCAGTAACTGTCGGAGCCGCAGGAACAGCTCCCTATGATGCCAATGGTGGCACCGGAGGGACGTCTTCATTCGGCGCTTATTGTTCCGCAACTGGTGGCGCGGGTTCAAATAGAACCACATTTTTCCCCGGTCTTGGTGGTATTGGCTCCTCTGGTGACTTAAACATCAGAGGGTCCGCTGGTCAGGTAGGTAATGCTACTGACGTTGCTTCAGGATGTGGCGGGAACAGTTTTCTTGGTGGCGGTGGGGGGGTTACTGGAGTTAACGCTACGGGCGTAGGTGGCGCTTATGGTGGCGGTGGCTCTGGCGCTGTAAACATTCAAGGTTGCGTTGGCGCGGCTGGTGTCGTGATCGTGGAGTATTAAGATGAAAGAAGCTCTCATCTCCCCGACCGAAAAGGTCTACAAGTACGATGGCACTCTCTTGGGTGATCGTGTGGCTGAAGTCACTACGTCTCCATTTGAAGTTGCAGCTCCGTTATTCTGGGTGGCTTGTCCAGACGATTGTGTCGCTGACCAGTGGTACTACGACACAACGACATACGTCTGTGAGCCGATCCCTGTGAAGCCTGTTACTCCTGCGGAATAACCAATGGCAATCATCCTTGATACCACCACAGGCATTACAGGGGGGTCTATCAACCTCCCTGCGGGAACGACAACAATCCCGCCGCTGGATTTTACGGCAGGCACAAACCTGACAACGGCTGTCTCTGGTGCGATGGAGTATGATGGCAAGGTTCCGTATTTCACGCCGCAGGGTACGCAGCGCGGCATTGTGCCGGGTATGCAGTT